CGTTCTTTTCGACAAGGAGGTTTTCCATGAACATTACCACCAGAAACATCGACGACATCCGTCCCTACGAGGCCAATCCCCGGATTAACGACGACGCGGTGGACGCCGTGGCGGCCAGTCTGAAGGAGTTCGGTTTCCGCCAGCCGATTGTGGTGGATACCGACGGCGTGATCATCGTCGGCCATACGCGCTGGAAGGCGGCGAAAAAGCTGGGCCTGGCGAAAGTGCCGGTCCACGTGGCCAAGGACCTGTCGCCCGAGCAGATCAAGGCGTATCGCATCGCCGACAACCAGACGGCGACGCTGGCCGAGTGGGATTTCGAGTTGTTGCCCATCGAGTTGAAGGACCTGCAGGAGGCCGATTACGACCTGGACCTGCTCGGTTTCGACGCCGACGAACTGGCCAAGCTGCTCGACGGCGACGTGGCCGAGGGTTTGACCGACCCCGACGATATCCCCGAACCGCCTGACGAGGCTACGACAAAGCCCGGCGACCTGTGGATTTTGGGCGACCATCGCCTGCTCTGCGGCGACTCGGCAAGGACCGAAGACGTGGATCGGCTGCTGGACGGCGCGGGTGTCCAGTTATGCAATACCGATCCGCCGTATAACGTGAAATGCGAACCGCGCTCCAACAACGCCGTCGCGGCCGGCAACTCATCCTTCGGCGACAAGAAGGCCCAGCTCCACCACCAGGGTTTCGACGAGGCCCGGTTCGGCCATCGCAAGCCGACCGACAAGAAGCTGCGGCCCAAGGACCGGCCGCTCGAAAACGACTTCGTCAGCGACGAGGAATTCGACCGGCTGCTGCGCGCATGGTTCTCGCAAATCGCCCGCGTGCTTGAGCCCGGCCGGGCATTTTTCATCTGGGGAGGCTACGCGAACCTCGCCAACTACCCGGCGGCGCTGAAGGAGTGCGGGCTCTACTTCTCGCAGGGAATCGTCTGGGACAAGCTCCACCCGGTGCTCACTCGCAAGGATTTCATGGGCGCGTTCGAGCTGGCCTTCTACGGCTGGCGCGAGGGTGCGGCCCACAAGTTCTTCGGGCCGAACAACGCGACCGACCTGTGGCACGTCAAGAAGGTCAACCCGCAGTCGATGGTGCACCTGACCGAAAAGCCCGTCGAGCTGGCCATCCGCGCCATCCAGTACGGCAGCCGACCCGGCGAGAACGTGCTCGACCTCTTCGGCGGCTCGGGGTCGACGCTCATCGGCTGTGAACAGACCGGGCGTAAGGCGTTCCTGATGGAGATGGACGCCCTCTACTGCGATGTGATCGTCGAGCGTTGGGAGCAGTTCACCGGGCGGAAGGCGGAGCGACTGCCTGCCGGTCAGGCAGGGATCGGTGCGGAGGACGAAGAGTTACCGAAGAGCACCCCAGCCGAGGTTGCGGCCGGGGTGGAGGAGGTGAAGGCGTGAGGCGGGCGCTACTTTGCCAACGCAAACTTGCCGCGCTCGGCCTTGCGGAACCGGCTGGCGTCGCCCTTGGTCTTGATCTCGCGCGTGATCGATGCGTAAAGGGTGTTGGCCGGCGTCTTGCCGACCCCGGGCGTCCACAACTTACGAGCGACGGCCAGGTCTACGATGTCCTTGCATCGCATCGGCAGGGCCGCACCCAGCGAGAGGATGTGGGCGGCCGCGTCCAGCAGGCTCATCGGCTTGGCGTTACGTTCGCCACCTGGCGCGCGACGTTCGCCCGTGTCGCGTTCTTTGGCGGCCTTGGCGTCCTTGGTCGCCTTCTCGGGTTTGTTCGCCACGGGGGCCGCGACGGCGACCCGTTTGCGCAACCGCTGGGCGCTCTTGATGCGGACCTTGCGCTTGGTGGCGAGGTTGACGCCGTCCCAGCCGCCGTGGGGGTTCTCGCCGGTGATGCGAACGTCAGCGATACTGTCGCTGACCTTCACGCGGTACGTCTGGCCCGTCTTGACTTCGCTCTTCTTCATCATGCGCTCCTTTCCGTTGGGGCCCAGTGGGCCGGTTCAAAGTCCAAGTTCCTCGCATACGCGGTTAAAGGCATCGTCTCCGCCCAGAAGTTCGACGAGCTCTTGGGCGAACCACCGGACCTGCCGGTCGACCTGTTCGTCGCAGCAGCGGGCGGGCTGGAGCCAGGCCGCGACCACGGCGACCGCCTCGGGCGAGAGGTTGTCCTTCAGGACGTCCCGCAGGACGTCCTTAGTCTCGCCCGAGTACGCGACCATCACGTGCTTCTTCTGCTTCGCCATTCGGATCACCTCCTTTCAGCGGCTCTGGACGATGGTGACCTGGAACTCACTGTTGTCGTTCAGGCGCAATACGAGCCCGGCGTTGTTGGTCATCACGCCGGCGTCGGCGAACGTGCTGACGTTTTCGATGTCAGCCAGTTCGTCGGGCATGCCGAATTGCGCGAAGTCTTCGGCGTCCATGTAGGCGATCTCTTCCAGCAGCGTCTTCAGTACGTCTTGCAGTTCGGTCTCGTTCATCGCTCGTCTCCTTTGCGTTGGGCCTTAGATGTCCGAAAGCGGCAGCAGCCGCATGTACATGTCGTGGACGTCCGAGTTCGTGCCGTCGTGGCCTTCAAGAAAACAAAACAGCAGCTCGGCGGCGGAACGGATGTCGTCGGCGTCGTCGGCCCCGATCCAGTGCTTCCTGCCGTTGGGGACCTCCGGGCTGAGCAGCTCGGCCAGCAGGTATTCGCCCCGGCGCTGGACGGTGGCGAAGTGTTCGTTTGTGCCGGCCAGATCAATTCGTGTGATGCGCATGGTTCGGTTCCTTTCGTTCTGGAGGTTGACGTGCATGGTTTGCTCCTCTGTTTGTGGTTAGTCCTCGATCCGCTCGACGCGGACGAAGATGTCGCTGCAGAACCCCCGGCGTGCGGCCTGCGCGCGCGCCCGTTCGCGGGCGCTGTCGATGTCGGCCGCCGCCAGCGTCCAACTGGTGACCGTGCTGCCGTCGAGGACTTCGATGGCGGTGGCCCGGTAGGCCTTGGCCAGGCCCGCATCGTGTTCCTGCGTGTGTTTCGCGGTCTTCTTCATGTCGTATCTCCTTGCTATCGTTTACGTTACACACACATGAAGCCGCTGGACCGCCCCCGCATCAAGGCAATTAACTTCTTTTCTGGCAAGAACTTACGGATTTTCGCAAGCTCGCACGGGGGCTAGAGATATGACCGCCGAAACGCCCAAAATCACGGCCCTGACGGTTGCCCAGGCGGCCAAAATCCTCGCCGCCGCCGGCAGTCGCCGGATCACCGAGGCAGAGCTTTGCGCCGACATCGAGGTCGGTGCGCCGACCAACGCCGACGGCACGATCAACCTGGTGCATTACGTTGCCTGGTTGTTGCGGGAGGTAGCCGGTGGCGATTGACCCCCGAAAACTTCGCCCGTCGATGCTGACGCGGATGCTGAACTCCACGCCCCTGGGCGAGGTGGTCAGCGAGCGGACTCTGCGCCGTCACCGCAATCGGGCTGGTTATCGCATCGGCGATGAGAAGCACGTCGATCTGTTTCGTTACGCCGCCTGGCTGGTGTGGTTGCGCCACCATCCCGAGCCCGAAAAGCCCGCCGCCGACTACGAGGCGATCAAAGAGGCCGCCCGCGCCCGCAACGCTGAGTTGTCGGCCATCGGTCGGGACATCGGCGAGATTCCCGAGGTGGTCGATCCCGAGCGCAAGGGGCAGGCAGCGACGGATTTCCGGTTCTTCTGCGAGGCGTACTTCCCCGAAACCTTCTGCCTGCCGTGGTCGGACGACCACCTGAAGGTCATCGCCAAGATCGAGCAGGCCGTTTTGCACGGCGGATTGTTCGCCATGGCCATGCCGCGCGGCAGCGGCAAGACGACGCTGGCCGAGACCGCGTGCATCTGGGCGATGCTGACCGGAGCGAGGGAGTTCGTGTGCCTGATCGGTTCAGACGCCGGGCACGCCCGCAACATGCTCGAGAGCATCAAGGTCGAATTCGAGACCAACGAACGACTGATGGAAGATTACCCCGAAGCGGTGTTTCCCATTCATGCCTTGGAGCGGATTCACAACCGCGCCAAGGGCCAACTTTGTAACGGCAAGCACACGCGGATCGTCTGGACGGCCGACGAGATCGTGTTGCCGACAATCCCGGATAGCAAAGCATCCGGCGCGATCATTCGCGTAGCTGGCATCGAGAGCCGTATTCGCGGCATGAAGTTCAAGCGGGCTGATGGCCGAGCGGTTCGGCCGTCGCTGGTGGTGCTGGACGATCCGCAGACCGACGAGTCGGCACGCAGCGACCCGCAGACCAGGGCCAGGATGGACACGCTCAACGGTGCGATCCTGAATCTTGCCGGGCCGGGCCAGAAGATCGCGGGCGTCATGCCGTGCACGGTCATTCGTCCCGGCGACATGGCGGACCAGATTCTCGACCGCGACAAACATCCTACCTGGCAAGGCGAGCGGACGAAGCTGGTCTACTCATTCCCCGCCAACGAGAAGCTCTGGGATCAGTATGCGCAGATCAGGGCCGACAGTTTCCGCAACGACGGCGACGGCCGCGAGGCCACCGAGTTCTATCGTGAATATCGCGAGGAAATGGATGCCGGCGCGGTCGTCGCCTGGCCGCAGCGTCACAACACCGATGAATTGTCCGCACTTCAACACGCGATGAACCTGAAGCTCCAGGACGAGCGCGCGTTCTGGGCGGAATACCAGAACGAGCCGCTGCCGGAAGACGAGGGCGATACCGAGCAACTCACCGCCGAGCAAGTTGCCTCGAAGACCAACGGCCACGTCAGAGGCGAGGTGCCCATCGGCTGTAGTCACCTGACGATGTTCATCGACGTGCAGGGTAAGGCCCTGTTCTACGCGGTGGTCGCCTGGGAGGACGACTTCACGGGGTACGTGGTCGATTACGGGACTTATCCCGACCAACGACGGGCGTACTTTACGCTGCGAGACATCCAGAAGACGCTCGGCCGGGCCGCGCCGGGAGCCGGGTTGGAAGGTTCGATCTACGCCGGGCTGGACAAACTCACCGGCGATTACCTTTCGCGCCAATGGCGGCGAGACGATGGGGCAGAGATGCGTATCGACCGCTGCATCGTCGACGCCAACTGGGGCCAGTCCACCGACGTGGTTTACCAGTTCTGCCGCCAGAGCGCCCATTCTGGCCTGGTCATGCCCAGTCACGGGCGCTATGTCGGCGCGTCGAGCGTGCCGTTTTCCGAATATAAACGCAAGCGCGGCGAGCGGGTCGGCCACCACTGGCGCATTCCGAACGTCCAGGGCCGCCGCCAGGTGCGTCACGTCGTGATCGACACGAACTACTGGAAAAGTTTCATCCATGCCCGCCTGGCCGTGGCGATTGGTGATCCCGGATGCCTGTCGCTCTTTGGCCGAAAGCCGGCCGAACATCAATTGCTGGCCGAACACATCACCGCCGAGTATCGCGTGCGGACCGAAGCCCGTGGCCGGATCGTGGACGAATGGAAACTCCGCGCCGGAGCGCCGGACAATCACTGGTTCGATTGTCTGGTCGGCTGCGCGGTGGCGGCCTCGATCCAGGGCGCGGTGTTGTTTGGAACCCAGGTTGCCGACCGAGCGCCGCGAAAAAGACTGAAACTCTCCGAACTCCAGCGAGGGAAACGATAGATGGTACATACGACCGATACCAGACCCGATACAAGACGCGGCCTGGAGTGTCCCCGTTGCGGCTGCAAGCATCTTGTTTGCTTCGTCGACGTCAATGTCGGCATTGCGGCACACGCGTTACCACTTGGGAATCCATGGCTGCCCGATGATTTTTGGCCCAGAAGTTCTAAATACGGAACGATTTCACCTTCCCGCCTTATCTCCCGGCGAAAAATCGGCCTTTGCGGCTAATCACTCTATGACGGGTGCCGTCCCGCAACCGATGGCTGGCCTATTTCAGTGAGTGCTATGGGCGAGAACCTCGACAACACGATCCGCGAAAACGCCGCCGGGCCGAAGCGGGCTTCCGGAGACAGCGGCAGCGTCGAGCAGCACTCGCTGAGCGACCAGATCGCGGCGGACAAGCATCTGGCCAGCAAGCAGGCGGCGACCGGCAAGGGACTGGGCATTCGCCGGATCAGACTGTCACCTCCAGGGACAGCGTGATGTGGCCCTTCGGCAAAAGCAAAACGCGCAAGGCCCGCCGGTTCGCCCGGATGATCCGGGCGAAGTACGACGCGGCGGCCACCAATGCCGACAACATTCGACACTGGGCCAACGCCGACGGCCTCTCCGCCGATGCGGCCGCCTCGCCGGACGTGCGAGGGACCCTCCGCAACCGCAGCCGATATGAGGTAGCGAATAACAGCTATGCCCGTGGGATCGTCCTGACGCTGGCCAACGACTGCGTGGGCACGGGCCCGCGTCTGCAACTGCTCAGCGATGACGGCGAGACCAACCGCATCATCGAAAAAGCGTTCGCCGATTGGGCCAGGGAGATCCGCCTGGCCGAAAAACTGCGCACCATGCGGATGGCCAAGGCGACCGACGGCGAGGCGTTCGCCGTCCTGACGGCCAATCCGAACCTGGCCTCGCCGATCAAGCTGGACGTGCGGCTTGTCGAGGCCGATCGAGTGACCAATCCGGACCTGAGACTCGCGACCACGGACGCCGTCGACGGCATCGAGTTCGACGCGTTCGGCAACCCCCGCGCCTACTTCGTTTTGCGGGATCACCCCGGGGGAACGGCTTACACCGCCGGCATCGGCGCTTACGACCGCATCCCGGCCGAGGCGATGATCCACTGGTTCCGCGCCGACAGGCCGGGCCAGCATCGGGGCGTTCCGGAGATCACACCGGCGCTGCCATTGTTCGCCCAGTTGCGGCGTTACACATTGGCAGTGCTTGGCGCTGCGGAGACTGCCGCCGACTTCGCGGCGGTGCTTTTCACCGACGCGCCGGCCAGCGGTGAAGCGGCGGCCGTCGAGCCGATGGACATCGTCGAACTCGAGAAACGCATGGCCACGGTGCTGCCGGACGGCTGGAAACTCGGGCAGATCAAGGCTGAGCAACCGGGCACGACCTACAGCGAGTTCAAGCGCGAGTTGCTCAACGAGATCGCGCGGTGTCTCAACATTCCGTTCAACATCGCCGCCGGCAACTCCTCGGGCTACAACTACGCCTCGGGGCGTTTGGATCACCAGACCTATTTCAAATCCATCCGCGTCGAGCAGGCCGACTGCGATAGTGTCGTGCTTGACCATATTCTCGCCGCCTGGCTGGGCGAGGCCGAGCTTTTGGGGGAGTTCAGCTTTCTTCGCGGTATGGGCGATCTTGCCCACCAGTGGTTCTGGGACGGCACCGAGCACGTCGACCCGGCCAAGGAAGCGACGGCCCAAGAGAAGCGGTTGAAGAACAACACCACCACGCTGGCGGCTGAATACGCCCGTCAGGGCAAGGATTGGGAGACCGAGCTGCGCCAGCGGGCTAAGGAAAAGCAACTGATGGCGGAGTTGGGACTAACCGAATCCGAGGCAACCCCACGCACCCAACAGGAGAGTGATACGGATGTTGAAGACCAACGACAAGCAGCCTGATTTTGTAACGATGCGCGGTCCGCTGGTCGTCGAGGCGGCGGACGGCGAAAAGAACCTGCCGCATTTCCGCATGGTCGCCTACACGGGCGGCCCCATGCGGATCGCGGGCTTCCCGCACCCGGTCGTGGTGGACCTGGCGGGCCTGGAGATCCCATCGCAGAACCTCCCCGTCCGTTTGGACCACGAACGCCGCCAGGGCGTCGGGCACACCGAGCGCGTAGCCGTCGAGGATGGCAAGCTTGTTGCCGAGGGGCTGATCAGCCGCGACACGTCGTGGGCCCGGGACGTCGCCAGGAGCGGCGTCAACGGCTTTCCCTGGCAGGCGTCCATCGGAGCGGCCGTGATCGAAGCCGAACTCGTGCCTCACGGCCAGCAGGTAGAGGTCAACGGCCAGACGTTCGATGGTCCGGTGCACGTGGTGCGCCGGGCGATCTTGAAGGAAATCAGTTTCGTCGACAGCGGGGCCGACACCGAGACCTCGGCCCGCATCGCAGCCCGCCTTCGCCAAGGCTACGGCGGACAGGCCAAAGACAAGGAGCAAGGAGTCATGGAAGATCAGGAAGTCACCACCATGGACACCACTGAGCAGACCTCGCAGACCTCGGAAACTCAAGACCAGCAGGATGCACAGGTCCAGGCGTCGGCTGAGGGTGCCAAGAAGCAAGCCGTGGAGCAGGCGGACGTTCAGGCTGCGGCGACCGACGGCACCGAGGCCGTCGATCCCGTGGCCGAGATGCGGGCCGCAGCCGGCGCGGAGGCCAGACGGATCGCCGCGATCCGCAAGCTCTGCGACGACAAGTTCAGTGACATCGAAGCCAAGGCCATCGCTGAGGGCTGGGACCAGACCAAGTGCGAGTTGGAAGTGCTGCGCGCATCTCGGCCCAAGGCCCCGGCCGTCAACGTCCCCCAGCG